GTCTTGAGAACGGTGCTGAGTGCACTGGAGGATCAATCGTGACTGGCACAGCCGCAGGCGACCTCTCAGGCTTTACTTTAACAATGGAGGCAATGGAAGAAACTGCCGCTCCATTTATTACATCAAGCCTGATTACAACGGCTACTCAAGGAACTCAGATTGCCCCAACGGGTTGATTTTAGTTTGGTTAGTTAAGAGGCAGTCTTCGGACTGCTTTTTTTTTGATTTAACTTTTCAAAAATAAATCCAATTTTACGTTATACTATTAGATGATAATTTTAAAAACCTCCTCAACTGCTCAAACGCTCTCTGTAATTCCTAGAGAATACGTTAGCACTTTTAGCATGGACATTCGTGATGATAGTACAAATGTCACTACTGTTTATGAAGTAACAACTGCAACAACATCAGGAAATTATCTAGTATTTAACAATACTTTTAATCCAGTTTTAGTTGAGGGTCATTTTTATGATCTTAGATTATACATTGATTTTAATATTTGGAATACAAACTTTAATCTATGGGAAGCAGAGACAACGAAATGGAATGAAACCAATACATTTGTATCGGAGATATTCTCAGATCGTATTTTCTGCACAGATCAAACCGTTGATCAAACGAAAAACGAGTATTATGAACTTAATCAAGGTCAATACGTCTATAATAATTCCTATGACAATGACTATATTGTAATATGAAAAGGAACAAGAAAAAAACACTAACAAATCCAACAGTAAAACAAGTTAAAAACAATACTGATGTAGGCGTTATCAACCTAAGTACTTATACAAGTCCAGAGGTAAAAGAGGTTGCCAATAAAGATTGGGTCGCTTATGGAGAGGATAATGACTATTTTCAATTTTTAATAGATCGATATAACGGAAGTCCGACTAATAATGCGGCTATCAATGGAATAAGTCAAGCGATTTACGGTAAAGGATTAAATGCTACTGATGCAGACAAGAAGCCTGATCAATATGCGCAAATGATTTCTTTATTTCACAAGGATTGTGTGCGTAAAGTATGCTATGACTTAAAATTAATGGGTCAAGCGGCGCTGCAAGTGGTATACTCTAAGGATAGAAATACAATTGCTAAGATTGAGCATTTTCCAATTGAGACTTTAAGAGCAGAAAAAGCAAATGAAGAAGGAGAGATCCCTGCATATTACTATTTTAAGGATTGGGCAAAGATAAAGCCAAGTGATAAGCCATTGAGAATCCCTGCTTATGGGATGTCAAAGGAGGCTATTGAGATATATTATATCAAACCTTATAGAGCAGGGTTTTATTACTACTCTCCAGTAGATTATCAGGGTGGATTACAGTACGCAGAACTAGAAGAAGAGATAAGCAACTATCATTTAAATAATATTATGAACGGATTAAGTCCGTCAATGCTTATAAATTTTAATAATGGAACTCCAAATCAGCAAGAAAGGGAATTAATAGAGCAAAGAATTGCCTCTAAATTCTCAGGGACATCAAACGCAGGGAAATTTATACTTGCATTCAATGACAATAAAGATGCACAAGCTGAGATAACGCCAGTTCAATTATCAGATGCGCATAACCAGTATCAATTTCTTTCAGATGAAAGCGCAAAGAAGATAATGGTAGCGCATCGGGTAGTATCACCCATGTTATTAGGAATCAAAGACAATAGCGGACTAGGTAATAATGCAGATGAGATAAAGACTGCAAGTTTATTAATGGATAATACTGTTATCCGACCTTTTCAAGAGTTGTTAATTGATTGCTTTGATACTCTATTATCATATAATGACATATCATTAAACTTATATTTCATTACGTTGCAACCTTTAGAGTTTACAGAGGTAGATCCAACGCTCCAAGATGATGAGGAAATTGAGGAGGAGACTGGGGTAAAGATGGCAAGACAAATAGATGGTCAAACCGTATATGAAACTAAAGAAGAAGCTGAAGAGATAGCCAAAAAAATTGGATGCAAAGGGTCACATATTCATGAAGAAGATGGCAAAGAGTATTATATGCCTTGTGAGTCGCACGAAGATTTAATAAGGGGTGTTGATAGATATTCTTATATTGAAAATTTTAAAAAAATAGATGGTCAAACTGCTTATGAAACTAAAGAAGAAGCTGAAGAAGTAGCTGAAGTATTAGGATGCAAGGGTTCGCACGAACATGAAGAAGATGGGAAGATTTGGCATATGCCATGCAAAGATCATAATACGGTAATAAACCTTAAAAAACCTTGTGAGGCAGGATATGAAATGATAGGAATGAAAACCAAGAATGGTAAGAAAGTTCCTAACTGCGTTCCTATTAAGAATAGCAAACAAGAATTAAGTGAAAATGATCTGGAAAAATTCATAGAATTAGGAGAGGATGAAGAGGAATTATTGGATAATTATGATTTAATAGATGTCTCAGAAGTAGACTATGAAACAGATGATGAGTTGGATCTTAAAATAACTGAATTAAATAAGCCTAAAGTATCAGCTTTGCAGAAAGTTGTTAACCTAGTAAGGACTGGAGATGCTTCATTAAGATTTCTAGTTAGATATCAATATGCTCCTTTAAAAAAGCAAAAAGATACTAGAGATTTCTGTAATGCGATGGTTAACGCTAAAAAAATCTACCGTAAAGAAGATATTATTGCCTTAACAGATAAGCCAGTTAATAAAGGTTTCGGTAAGGGTGGATCTAATACTTATTCTATTTGGCTATATAAGGGAGGTGCTAGATGTTTCCATAAATGGTTCAGAAAAACCTACGTTATAAAGGAGGACAGAAACATTAATAGGAAAGGTATCACAAAAAGAGATGAGATAACCTC